AGGTCTGCAAAGTAGCGGAAGTTGGCCATCTGTCTGTCTCCGGTTTCGATGACCGCATATAACCACAGATGTGGATTGGTGTCAACAACTATCTGCGTGTGTGGATGGGATAAAGGCTTCTCGTAACCCACACAGCAGGAGAAATTCTGGCTTGCCTCGCTCCAGCACATCCTTCCAGCCAGGCCAATCCGGCAACCCAGGCGGTCGCCCAAAAGGCGTCGAGGCGTTAGCTCGCGAGCACACGCCAGCAGCCATCGCGGCTCTCGTCAAAGGGCTCAAAGACCCGAAGCAATACGTCGCCGCCGCCGTCGCACTGCTAAACCGCGGATGGGGCAACCCAACCCAATCCCATGACCTACGACATAACTTCCCTGCTGCCTCCGCCGCAGACGCCGATCTCATCGCTATCGCGCTCGCAGGCAGCGGCATTGCTGCTGCATCGCAGGACGATCAGAGCCAGCCTGAAGAGTTGGTGCATTGAAGCTCTCTCGCGCGTCGATCTACGCCCAGCACCTCACCACGAACTACTAATCGACCGCCTTACAGCCATCGAGCGCGGCGACATCACACGCCTCATGGTTCTAATGCCGCCCGGATCTGCTAAATCTACATACGTATCTACGCTGTTCCCGCCGTGGTATCTGGCACGCCATCCATCCGATGCTATAGTTGCGGCATCGCATACTTCAGAACTCTCTGAGCGCTTCGGTCGCCGTGTTCGCAACATCATCAACGAGCATGCAGCCACGCTCAACATCGCACTCGCGCCCGACATCCAGGCCGCTAACCAGTGGGAGACAACCGTTGGCGGTGAATACTTCGCAGTGGGCGTGCTTGGCGCTGTAACCGGCCGGCGCGCAGACCTCGTGCTGATCGATGATCCGGTCAAATCCCGCCTCGAAGCCGATAGCGAAACCATCAGCGAGCGCATCTGGGAATGGTGGAAGGCCGATCTGCAAACCCGCCTCAAACCCGGTGCCAAGATAGTCCTCGTAATGACCCGCTGGCATGAGGCCGATCTTGGTGGCCGTCTGTTGGATGAAATGGGCACAGGCGGTCGCGACTGGGAAGTGCTAAAGCTGCCGATGGAGGCAGAGCTGAACGACGCGATGGGTCGCGCACCAGGCGAGCCGCTGTGGCCAGAATGGTTCACCGACGAGATGCGCGCCGATGCTAAGCGGGACAGCCGCACATGGTCAGCGCTCTATCAGCAATCGCCAGCGCCAGCCACCGGCATCTACTTCGAGCGCGACTGGCTGCGGCCAGCCAATTCAGTGCCTCGCCGTGAAGACATGCGTATATACGGCGGTAGTGATTACGCGGTGACGGCAGACGGTGGCGACTGGACGGTGCATGTCGTCATCGGCGTCGATCCGGACTATCGGCTGTGGCTGCTCGACCTGTGGCGCGGCCAGACCGCATCCGATGCCTGGATCGAGGCACTGTGCGACATGATCCTGCAGTGGCGACCGATCGGCTGGGCCGAGGAGCAGGGGCAGATCAAAGCTGGCGTCGGGCCGTTCCTTGATCGACGTCAGCGCGAGCGGCGAGCGTTCGTGGCGCGTCGCCAGTTCCCGACCCGTGGCGACAAGGCGGTGAGAGCGCAGTCGATCCGTGGTCGCATTGCGATGGATGGGCTGCATTACCTCGCATCGGCACCGTGGCGCGCAGTGTTCGAGAGCGAGCTGATGACGTTCCCGGCGGGCAAGCACGATGACCAAGTCGACGCGCTGGGCCTCGTTGGCCAGCTGCTCGATGTCATGATCCCTGGCCAGCTGCCCAAGCCCAAGCCGGTGCCAGTGGACACCTGGGCGAAGGCATTCGAGCGCTCATCGCGGGAAGGCGCTCCAGAGGGCTGGAGGATCGCATGACTGACACCACGACGAATGTGCTCAAGCGCGCCGTCGCCACCGCTGACTGGGACCAGCAACGCTCCGTGAGCGATCTTATGGCCGAGGCGCGGCTGGCACTGGACAGGTGGAAATTGGAGAGGGCGATTAACGACGCCCTCGTCGAGGCCAAGGCGAAGGCGATGCGGCTGGCGCAGCTCACCGGGCCATGACCGAGCCTGACACCACCACCCTGACCGGCGCGCAGTTCCAGCGCGAGGTCGCCGCCGATCCGGAGAAGTGGGCGGGGGCGTTCCTCGCCGCTGCTGGTAGTGAACAGCGCGACAGGTTGCCCACAGAGGCTGATCGTCTGGCGTTCACGACGCAGTGGTTCCGCGCCGCAATGGACGCCGCGGTGGCCGAGGCTGTGCGGCACACCCCCTGGCCCTCGCAGCCATGCCCACCAACACCCTAGCGCCACCCGACATGCCGTGGCTGACTGGCAATGTGGCCAGCCCACCGAACGGCCTCGGGCCGCCGCTGCTGAACTACGCCGCACCACCGCCCGATGCGAGCACTGGCCAGGGCGCAGCGATCGCACAGACGGCAGCGAACGTCGCGCAGGTATTGCCGAGCTGGCCGAGCGTCGAGGAGCAGCGGCAGATGCTACAGCCGCTACCGGGCTGGCAGGGCACCGCGGTGGACGCCGCGAAGCAGTGGGCCGAGGGCGTCGCGATGGGCTCTGTGGCACCCGGGGAGGTGCCAGCCACCGGCAGCCTCCGCATCTCCACTAGGGTGCCGACGGCAGTAGGCACCGACGCTGCCGCAGTCCATGCCGGCAACGATCTGCAGATCAACACCGACGCCATCAGAGGAACCACAGCGGAACCGAAGGTGGCGGCGAAGTTGCAGGGCTACCCCGACGTGCTGCCAGCACAGCCCGGCCAGGACAACGCAGCGTCGATCGAGGCCGCGACACAGCACTTCGCTGACAACATGCGCTGGATCTACGACAAAATGGACCCGGAGGTGCGCAGCCAGTCTGGGGGCTGGTATGACGGCGCTCACAAGCTCACCAAGGACATGGCAGACCAGTACGGCGTTCCGCACGAAGCGGTGGCTGCCATGACTGCCAGGCTAAGCCCCGGCACCGACTGGTACCAGAACGTGTCGATGACCAAGCGGATACTGGACATCGCCGCCGACCACGACGCAACACTTGCGCCGGAACAACTTCCCTTCGTGCAGAGCTACGTCGACGCGCAGAAGCGACCTGCAGTCCAGGGTGCGATGCAGGCGGAGGTGGATGGCATGTCTGGCAAGAGGTATGCCGACATGACCGACGCGCAGCGGTCAATGTTCATCCGCAGCCTCGATGAGGCCAAAACCGCGGCAGACCCGACCAATGCGCAGTATCCGATGATCCACCCGTCAGGGGTCGAGATTGGCACTGCGCTGAACCCGAGCGGGACCGCTCCTGCTAATTTAGGCTGGCAATCACTCGACAATATCGAGAAGGCGCTGAAGATCTTGCGCGATCCGTCCCCAGCCAATATCAGCGAGCAGCTCGGCGGTGCGCATAAGATCCGTTCATTCAACAACAACATCATCGAACCGAACTCACCGGCCGGCGATGTGACGGTGGACACCCACCAGATCGCCGCCTCGCACCTTCTGCCGATCGGCATCTCGGACCCGGTGGTGGAGCACGGCATGTCGGGGCCGCCCTACGCCAACCAGACAGGCGCCACCGGTCTCTACGGCGTCTATGCCGACGCCACACGGCGGGTCGCCGATCAGCTCAACGCGGAGAACCCAGGGCTGAATATCTTGCCCCGTCAGGTCCAAAGCATTACATGGGAAGGCGCGCGGGGCCTGTTCCCGTCTGCCCTGAAGCGAAACAAGTCGCAGGTGCAGGCAATCCGCGATTTGTGGAGCAACTCGACCGATGCCGCAGCAACCAGGGACGCCATCGGAGCAAGTCGTGGCGTCACGTCTTCAGGCGATGAGCCCGCAACAATACCAGCGCCTGATTGGTTCGGACGGCATCCTTGAGATGATGGTGCGGCATAAACTGCCGATCACCCGCGACAACTACGTCGACATTGCCAATGCCGGTCGGCCCGACGAGGCCTGGACCCACGAGCACGAGGCGGCGTTGCCGCACATTTTCCGGCCCGACGAGTAGACGTTCCGTCCGCAAAGTTTCGTTTATCGGACGCAACAACCCCACGCGGTCGTCCGTAGACCAATCGGTGGATTGGCTGGGCGGCTGAAACCACCCGAAGTGACGAGTCGATCTGGCGCATATCGGCGCTGACCAGCCACATCACGACAGCAACATCAACGCGGTAATGCCATGAACCTGCTCGTCGTCATCCTGCTGGTGTTGCTGCTGTTTGGTGGCCTCGGGGGCGGCTACTACGGGTATCGCGGTGGCTACTACGGGTATGGCGGTTATGGCGGCATTGGCCTCATCGTGGTGCTGCTCGTGCTGCTGATCCTGTTCGGCGGGGGTCGGATCTGGTGAGCCGCCACGATTACGGACCCGCTTTGATCGTTGCCGCGTGGCGCGCCTACCGGCAGAGCCTGCGCGTCAAGCCGACCGCATTGCATGAGGCGGCGATCGAGCGAGCGTTCCATGCCGGCTGGTATGCTGCTGCCGACCGTTACGCCCCGCCCTTGAACGTGAGGGAATCGAGACGTAACGACGCCTACACATCTACACATGGAGACATCTGATGCCGACATTTAGGGTGACTGGTGGGGCTTTGACGCTGGATGCGGCGGGGCTCAATTACCCGAGCAATGAGTTACCGGGGTCACAACCTGGGATCGATAATTCGCTGCCGCCTGGGACGCCGCCGATTGGTCCTGACAACACGTTGCCAGAGCCGCCGGTTGGGATTTGGCCGCCGCCGAGCTTCTCCAGGCCGATTGTTCCGATTGGTCCGGATAATGCGTTGCCGGTGCAGCCTGGCACGATCTGGCCCAGTCCTGGTGGCCCGGTGTATCCGACGACGGGACCGGTGCGGCCGCCGACTGGCAGCACGCAGCCGCTTCCTGGCGGTGGTCGGCCGGACAATACCTTACCGGGCGGGCAGGGTGGTCAGATCGACAACAGCCTGCCGAGCCAGACGTTCTGGGTGGTGGCTGGCATCCCTGGGTTGGGATGGCGGTACATTGCGGTGGATCCCTCGCTGCGCCCTGGTCACGCGCTGCCGCCGCACGCACAGCCGAAGTAGCAACGACAGACGGACAAATTCCGCTCACTTTATAACCAA